TCAAGGGAAAGTGCCGATTTCGGGCTGCATAATCCGGCCGGACTGAACCGTCCCGGATTCTTCGGAGCGACCTTGCCCGGCCGCCCGCAACAACTCAGTCACACGCCCCAGCTCCACGCGTTCATCGCGTCGTTGGCACTTCGGCGGGCTCGACGCAGAGCCGGGGCGTGTTCGTGAGTTCAGGTGATCGGATCTGACCACCGAAGTGCCGGGCCCATATTCGGCAGGTTGGCCCCGACTTGTCAAATCGGATTCTGAGTTATCCACATTTCCACCGGGCGGCACCCGACAGTCCGGGGGGAGGTGTCCCTGTTCAGGCCATAGCCGGGGCAGTTTGGCGACCGCCTCCGCCTGCTCGGCGAGCGGCGGGTCGAAATACCGGTGCTCCACGCGGCCCTGGTGGCGCATCAGGAAATCGACCATCTTCTCGGCCGCCATCGCCCCCAGCGTGGTCGAGAAGTACTTGCGGGCCGCGTGCGATGAGAACCGCCGGCCGCGGTAGTCCTCGGCGGGAATGCCGCACGCGTCGCGGTCGGCGATGAAGGTTGCCTTGCTCGGGACCACCGGGAAAACCAGGTCGTCTGGACCGCCAGGCGCGAGGCCAGCGGCGGCACGCTCGCGATCCAGGCTCGCCAGGTGCAACCGCAACTGCTCCGCGAGCTCGGGGGACAGTGCACAGTCGCGACGCTTGCGGCCCTTGTTGATATCAGCCGTCCATATGACGTGCGGGAACGCGTGGTCGAGCACCAGATGCTTGCGGCGCCACTGGCGGGGCTCATCGAGCCTGGCCGCGTGAGAGAACAGGCAGAGCCAGTAGAGCGCCCGATTCCCCTTGCACCGGCGGTCGGCCTGATCGCGGACCCACGCGCGGAGGATCATCGCGCGGGCCTCGTCGATCGAGGCCGCCCGCGCACCCTCGCCGCCGTCGTCCTCGGCCCGCTCGGCCATCACCAAAGGATCTTCTGGGATCGCCTTGGCCTTGGTCATGTGCCGGGTGAGCGAGCGGAACACGGAGAGGTTGCGGTTGTATGTCGCACCCTTCCATGCCTGAGCGCCGAGCCACGATGTCACGGCCGCGAACGTGATATCACCCGTAGTCGTCCATCCGCATTGTTTCACGGCACGCTGAACCACCTGGCGGAAGGCGTCGATAGATCGGCGCTTCTTGCCCCTCGAACGGAGGTAGGACAGCCACGCTTCGACAGCGACGTCGAGCTCCGAGTCGGCCGCGTCAATGCGGCCGGCGATCGGCTCCTGAGCCAGCGGAACATCCTGCGCCGCTCCGGAAGTGCCGACGGAGCGCATGTGGCCCATCGTCGCAGGCACCTGCGACAACCGCAACATGATCTGTGCCAAAACCACGCCGGAATTCGGGTCTCGAACGCAGATCTCCAGCGCCGGCACCGCCGCGGGCGATGGCGGACCGGGATCGTCGTCGGGGAAACGCACCAGGCGCATGGGGGTACCGCCGTGGGGGCGATCCGTGCCCTGGTCCAACGTCCGTGACACTTCCTACCACGCCCCCGCGAACGAAGTTGAAAACGTTCGTGTTATGTGCCAGCGTGGCACGCCGCGGGCAACTCGGCTATCACCTCCAGACCTACGAGAGGCGTGAGCGTCGACCCGATTGCCCTCCTCGCGCTGCATGAGCTGCACCGCCGCCGCATGACGATCCGTGAGCTGGCCGAACGCGCCGGCGTAAACCGGAGCGTCCTAGGGCGATGGCTGGGCGGCTCGCGGAGCATCCGCGTCCGTCAGGCCGCGATGGTCATGCAGGTGCTGGACCTCGTGGTCGTCGCCCGGAGGGACCTTCATGGCACGGACACGCCGACCCAAGGAAATCGACTGCCGCATCGGGCCAGGACTGCGTGACCTGGCGACGCCGATCGCCGATCTCGCCGCCGATCCGGCCAACGCCCGCCTGCATGACGCTCGGAGCCTGGACGCGATCCGGGCCAGCCTCCAGCGCTTTGGCCAGCAGAAACCTGTGGTCGTGGACGCGGCCGGCGTGGTCATCGCCGGCAACGGCACGCTCGAGGCCGCCAGGCAGCTGGGCTGGACGCACATCGCCGTCGTGCGTTCCGATCTCGCGAACATCGACCGCATGGCGTACGCGATCGCGGACAACCGGACCGCGGAGCTCTCCCGGTGGGATGAGGACGTGCTCAAGACCGTCCTCGGGGCTCTCCCCAGTGACGCGGTCAACGCCGCCGGCTACACGGCCGAGGAGCTTGCCGACCTCCTCGACACCACCGCGGATGACCCGGTGCTGGAATCACCCACGCCCGAGCCGCTCCCCGCGGCCGTGACGCGCCCGGGTGACCTCTGGATCCTCGGGCACCATCGGCTGCTCTGCGGTGATTCCACGGACGGAGCCGACGTCGATCGACTCCTGGATGGTCGACGGGCCGCCCTGGTTGCGACCGACCCGCCATACCTGGTTGATTACACCGGCGTCCGCGTCGGCGATCGCGGCAAAGACTGGTCCGCGTCCTATCGGGAAGTCGAGATCGAGGATGCGGACGGGTTCTTCAAGGACGTCTTCACGCACGTCGTGCGCGTCGTGGCGCCGCACGCCGCGATCTACTGCTGGCACGCGCACAAGCGGATCACTGAGATCATCCATGCTTGGCGTGAGCTTGGGATTCTCGATCACCAGCAGATCGTGTGGGTAAAGCCGCTCCCGGTGTTCGGCTCGGTGTTCTGGCATTTCCGGCACGAACCCTGCCTCATGGGCTGGGTGCAGGGCTCCAAGCCGGCGCACGACGGGCGCCACGATCACGGGTCGGTGTGGGTGGCTCCTGGCGCCCAACTCCCGCTCGAGCAGCTCACCAAGCCCCAGCTGATCCGGCTACTGCAGGAAGCGTCCAGCGTCTGGGAGATCGATTGGGAGGGCAAGGCGCGGCCGGTGGGCAACGAGCATCCGACGCAGAAACCCGTCGAGATCTTCGCGCGGCCCATGCGAAAGCACACGCGGCCTGGGGATGTGTGTTACGAGCCCTTCAGCGGGTCTGGTTCCCAACTCGTGGCGGCCGAGCAGCTCTCACGGAGTTGCTTCGCGATGGAGCTCGAGCCGGTGTTCGTCGACGTCGCAATCCGGCGATGGCAGCGCCTGACAGGCCAGGCGGCTAGGCTCGGCGCGGATGGTCCAACCTGGGCGGAGACCGCGGCCGCTCGGGGGGTCAGCATCGAGGAGCCGCCATGCCCCGCAAGCCCATGCACCCCTGCGCCAGAGCCGGCTGCCACACCCTGACCGAACGGAGATACTGCGACGCGCATGCCCCGCAGGCGGCCAAGGCCGAGGCGTGGCGCACGACTACGGGCTCGAGCACTTCCCGCGGCTATGGCTCCAACTGGCGCCGGCTCCGTGTCATGATCATCGCTCGGGATCCGATCTGCACGATCTGCCAGCGCCGCCCAACAACGACCGTGGACCACATCAAGGCGAAGGCCGGCGGAGGCACCGACGCCTCGCAGAACCTTCGCGGCCTGTGCGACCAGTGTCACAAGCGCAAGACCGCCCAGGACGGGCACGCACGCAAGGCGCTCAAGCGCCTCTCGGTGACGATCAGGGCTGCACGGCCTCGACGGTGACGCTGGTCACCGCGGAGTAGGTGAGCTGCACCGAACCGTTGCCGTCGTTGAACGCCGGCGGGATGGGACCGATCAGGCGAGCGGCGCCCGCGGGCACCGCGACGACCTGGTTGGCCAGGGTCATCGCCGGGAATGAACCGTCCGCCGGCCGCGTCGGGTTGGGGCCGACGGCGACGGTGACGTTGATCGAAGCGCCGCCCCCGTTCTGCACACGGACGATCGCGTTGCCGCGCGGGTTGGGGATGGTGTCGCCGCCGGCGGCCGCCGATACCGCGGCGGGGTTGGTTCCGGCGACTGACGGAGAGACGGGCGTGATGACGGCCATGTCGTTGCCTCCTGTGCGATGCGTCCTGCCAGCACAATGCGGCCGAGACTAGGCGTCAGGCCGCGCCAGGGCCAACGCACGGGCAGCGGTGGGGCAACGGCGCGACGGATCGAGCGGGGGGGAGGGGGGTCGATTTTTCTCAAAATCTGACGGGGGACCGCATAGGGGCCCGTGCTGTGCGCGCGCGCAGGTTTTGGCGCGGGCCGTGGGAAGCCCATCGGCGCGTCTAGTTTTGCCGGCATGGGCCGACGTGGGCCTCCTCCGAAGCCGACCATCCTGAAGCTCGTTTCCGGCAACCCCGGCGGGCGGCCGCTCAACGCGAACGAGCCGGTTCCACCGCCGGCGGACGTCGAGGCGCCGTCGCACCTGGACGACCGCGCCCGCCTGGTGTGGCAGCAGATCGTGCCGCGGCTCACGAAGATCGGGCTCGCACGGACCGTCGACGGCGAGGCGCTCGCCCGCTACTGCCAGCTGATCGTGATGTGGCGAGACTGCACGGCGTTCATCGAGAAGAACGGCCGCACGTACCCGATCCGCGCCGAGTCGGGAGACCCCAAGAAACCCGGACGCATCATCCGGTTCGACGCCTTCCCCGAGACTTCGCTGGTGATGCGCCTCGCCCGCGAGCTGCTCGCGATCGAGCGTGAGTTCGGCCTGACCCCGTCCGCGCGGTCCCGCGTCCAGGTAGCCGCGGAGACCGCGAGCAAGGGAGACATCAATGAGCTCAAGTCCAAGTTCTTCGCCTCGACGCCGGCCGCGCCGAAAACGGGATGAGTACGGGCGCCCCGCGGTGAAGGGCGCCGTCTTCGACACTGCGATCGCCGACCGCGCGTGCAACTTCTTCGAGTTGTTCCTCACGCACACCAAGGGCGAGTGGGCGGGCAGGCCGTTCATCCCGCACGACTGGCAGCGGGACCGGATCATCCGGCCGCTCTTCGGGTGGCGACGCGAGACGGACGGATTCCGCTGGTACCGCCGGTGCGACCTCTGGCTCCCCAGAAAGAACGGCAAGAGCACGCTCGCGGCGGGCGTCGGGCTGTACCTGCTCTTCGCCGACGGAGAGCCCGGCGCCGAGGTGTACCTCGTCGCCAACGACAAGGAGCAGGCCTCGATCGTGTTCAAGGAGGCCGCGCGGATGACCAAGGCCTCCGCCGAGCTCAACGAAATGAGCCAGGTCTTCGACTCGGCCAGGACGCGGGCGATCGTGTACCCCGAGGCGCTCAGCTCGATGCAGGCGGTCAGCGCTCTGCCGACGAACAAGGACGGGCTTAACCCCAGCGGCGTTGTCTTCGACGAGATCCACGAGCTTCGTGACTTCGCCCTGTGGGAGAAGATGACCACCGGCAGCGCGACGCGCCGGCAACCTCTGACGTTCTGCATCTCCACCGCCGGCTACGACCGCAACACCGTCGGCTACCGCGAGTACGCCGCGGACAAGCGCATCCTCGAGGGCAAGAGCCGGATCACCGACCGCCTGGTCGTCGTGTACGAGGCAGGCCCGAAGGACAGCTGGAAGCGGGAGTCGACCTGGAAGAAGGCCAACCCCGGGTACGGGGTCACCATTAAGCCGCGCGAGTTCCGGTCGCTCTTCACCGAGGCCCTCGAGGACGCCACGAAGGAGGCGACGTTCAAGCGGTATTACCTCAACATCTGGACCAGCCAGAAGACGGGCTGGATCGACATCGAGAAGTGGGACGCCTGCAGCGGCGCGGTCGATCTGTTCCACGTTGTGGGCCTTCCGTGCTTCGTCGGGCTGGATCTCTCCAAGCGGTCGGACATCACCGCGGCCGTTGCCCTCTTCCGCGAACAGGCCGAGGGACAACTGCGATACCACGCCCTGCCGCACTTCTTCGTTCCCGCCGAGGAGATCGAGCTCAAGGAGTCACGTGACGGCGTGCCCTACCGCGAGTGGGCCCGGGCCGGCCACGTGACGTTGACCCCGGGAAACGTGATCGAGTACGGGGCCGTGCGTGACCTGGTCCTGGAGCGGTGGTCCCGCAAGTTCCAGATCCGTGAAGTCGCGTACGACCCGTACAACGCGACGCACCTGGCGGACGATCTCCGCGCCGCCGGCATGAACATGGTCGAGTACATCCAGACGATCAAGCACGTGGCCCCGCCGACGATGGAGCTCAAGAACCTGGTGCTGCAGGGGAGGATCCGCCACGGGGGCAACCCGGTGCTTCGGTGGATGGTCGACAACGTCGCGGTCCTGGTCGACGTCAACGGGAACGAGCGCCTGACCAAGAAGGCGTCGACCGCCCGCATCGACGGTGTCGCGGCGTTGGTGACGGCGCTGGGCCGCGCTAGTGTCGCCGACGCGGCGCCGTCCGTGTACGAAAGACGCGGAGTACTCACCCTATGACCGCCATGACCAGCAGCGTGATCACCGGGCCGGGGCTGGAACCCGACTCCTTCCGCCTGCACCACACCCCGGCGGACCGCCGGTCGATCGAGGATCCCAACACGCCGATCACCCCGGCGCAGCTCGCCGACCTGCTCAGCGGGGGCTCGAGTGATTCGGGAAAGCCGGTGACCCCCAGGGGCTCGATGAAGGTCGGCGCGGTCTTCGCGTGCGTCCGGGTCATCGCCAACGCCATCGCGCGGATGCCGCTGATCACGTACGAGCGGACCGCCGGCGGCCGCGAACGCGCGGTCAACCACCCGCTGTACCACCTGCTCAAGGTCCGGCCGAACCCGGACATGAGCGCGTTCACGCTCCGCAACACGATCATGGCCAACGCGCTGCTGTGGGGGAACGGGTACGCGGAGATCGTCCGCCGCCGCGACGGCGTGCCCACCGCGATCTACCCGATCGAATCGGAGCGGGTCACCCCGTTCCGAGAAGCCGGCGAGCTGAAGTACCGGGTGTACACGAACGGGGTCCCGATCACGCTCCTGCGCCGTGACGTGCTGCACCTGCCGGGTCTCTCGTTCGATGGGCTCTCCGGGGTGTCGGTCGTGGCACACGCGCGGCAGACCATCGGCGCCGCGCTGTCCGCGGACGAGTTCAGCTCGGCTCTGCTCCGTCAAGGCATGCGCCCCAGCGGCGTGCTGACGTCCCCGGGCGAACTCAGCCCCGAAGCCCACCTTCGCCTTCGCGAGAGTTTCAACAAGACGTATGGCGGCGCCCCGAACAGCGGCAAGCCGCTGATCCTGGAGAGTGGGGTTACCTGGAGCTCGAGCGGCATGCCGCTCGAGGACGCGCAGTGGGTGGAGTCATCCTACTTCCGCATCGAGGACATCGCGCGGTGGTTCGGCGTCCCGCCTCACAAGATCCAGCACCTTCTCCGCGCGACCAACAACAACATCGAGCAGCAGAGCCTGGACTTCCTCGGCGACACGGTCGCGCCGTGGGTCGAGCCCCTCGAGCAGGAACTCAACTGGAAGCTCTTCTCCGCGGAGGAGCAGGAGCGGTATTACGCCGAGCACCTCACGCAGGCGATCGTGCAGATGGACGCCAACGCACGGGGCCAGCTCTACGAGCGACTCTTCCGTGTGGGCTCGATCTCTCCCGATGAGATCCGCGAGCGTGAGAATCTCAACAACGTCCCGGACGGCCGCGGACGGACCTACTGGACGCAGTCGTCGAACATGCCACTGCCCACCGAGCAGCAGCGCGATGAGCTGATCGGCGCCTGGATCAAGAAGGGGTCCGGCAGCGCCCCCGGCGGCGCGGGCGGTCCGTCGGACGGATCCGGGCAGCCGGACCCAAAGACCGACGGCCAGGTGGCCGGGAGCGGCGCGAGCGCCTAGTTTCGCGGCGAGGTGCACCATGCCGCAGAAACTCGAGCGTCGATTCGTCAAAGGCCTGGAACTGCGTGAGGCGGACAAGGCGTCGGGCGACGGCCGCATCGCCACGCTCGTCGGGTACGCCGCGGTGTTCGATTCCTTGAGCGAGGATCTCGGCGGCTTCCGCGAGTTCATCCGCAAAGGTGCATTCTCAGCATCGCTGGCCCGCGGCGACGACATCCGCGCCCTGGTCGGCCACGACACCACGCTCATCATCGGGCGGCGATCGGCGGGCACGCTCACCATCGCCGAGGATGATCGCGGTCTCAGGGTCGAGATCGCCGTGCCCGACACCTCCGCCGGTCGCGACCTGGTCGTGAGCGTGAAGCGAGGCGATCTGACCGGGATGAGCTTCGGCTTCAGCACCGTCGACGACGAGTGGACGCGGCTCTCCAAGGACGGGGACGTTGTGTACCGCCGCGAGCTCATCACGCTCGACCTGTTCGAGGTCTCGGCCGTGGCGTTCCCGGCATACGCCGAGACGAGTGTGGAGGCCCGCGGCGACGTGCGGGCCCTGACGGAGATCCTGCAGGAAGGGCGCCGGCGCGTGGGCACGGACGCCCCCGCCGGCACGCCTGCGCGCACGCGGCGAGACCGGCTGATCGCGCGATACGGGGCGCGGCGCGCTTTGTGGACCTGACCGCCGGATCGGTCTAGGTTTGGCGCGCGGGGCACGTGGACGTATCGCCGCAAGGAAGCGGAGGCACCATGTCACGGTTTGGCAGCATCACGATCAACCTGAACGACGCCATCGAGAAGAACACGACCGAGCAGCGGAAACTCCGAGACCAGGCCGACGAGCTGGTCGCGCGGGTGACCACCGAGGATCGCGACTTCACGAAGGACGAGGAGACCTCGCTCAAGGATCTCCAGGACAAGATCGTCGCGCTGGGCAAGCGCAACGACGTCATCAAGAAGCAGGCCGAGACGCGGGCCGCGCTCGAAGAGCCGGGCAAGCCCAAGACCCAGCGCGACGGGAAGGCCGGCGGCGAGGCCGGCGAGGAAGATGAGACCAAGGACCGCGAGAAGCGGTACGGCAAGGCGTTCAACGGGTTCCTCCGTCGCGGCTTGAGCGGGGTGAACGACGAGGATCGCCAGCTGCTCCAGCAACGGTTCCAGTCGCTCCCTGACAGCGATCCCGAGGTGCGTGCGCTCAGCGCGATCACCGGCTCGGCCGGCGGATTCGTCGCCCCGGCGGGGTTCGTCGCGGAGATCGAGAAGGGCATGAAGGACTACAGCGGCATGCTGAAGTCATCGGCCCAGGTGATCAACACCGACACGGGCACCGACCTGCCGTGGCCCACGGTCAACGACACCGCCAACGAGGGCGAGCAGGTCGAGGAGAACGCCGAGGTCGGCGGTCAGGATGTGGCCTTCGGACAGATCACCGCCAAGGCGTACCTGTTCAGCTCGAAGCTGGTCCTCGTCCCGCTGACGCTCCTGCAGGACGCGGTCATCAACGTCGAGAGCCTGCTCGCGGAGCTGCTCTCCGAGCGCCTCGGCCGGATCACCAACCGCCGCCTCACGACGGGTAACGGCGCCAACCAGCCCCAGGGCGTGGTGAACGCCTCGGCCCTGGGCGTCACCGCCGCCGGCGCCGCGGCGATCACGTACGACGAGACAGTCGACCTCGAGCACTCGATCGACCCGGCGCACCGCGTGAACGCCGAGTACATGTTCCACGACGACTGCCTCAAGCTGCTCCGCAAGCTCAAAGACAGCGACGGCCGTCCGATCTGGATGCCGGCCGCCAACGCCGCGATGGCCAACGGCGCGCCCGGCCTGCTGAACAACCGGCCGTACAACATCAATATGCACATGGCCAGCCCGGCCACCGGCCAGAAGTCGATGCTCTTCGGCGACTTCCGCAAGTACAAGATCCGCCGCGTGAAGAACATCACGCTCGTCCGGCTCACGGAGCGGTACGCGGAGCGGATGCAGGTCGGCTTCTTCGCGTTCATGCGGATGGACGGGCGGCTCTCCAACGCCGGCACGAACCCCATCAAGCACCTCGTCCACCCGTAAGCGGGTGGTTCGGCTCGAATCTTTTGCGCAGCGAAGCGGTCCTGGGCTGCTGCAGCGGTCCAGGACCATTGACGGAGCTGGGCGGCGGACAGGAGTCCGGACGTTTGTCCGGACGCGCGTCCGGACCTTTGTCCGGACATCTGTCCGGACACCCAGGCGGAGGCAACGGCGATGTGGATCAAGATCCTGACCTCGATCGCGGGCAGCAACTTCAACCTTCGGCCCGGGGACGAGGTGGACTATCGGGACGCCAAAGAGGCCCAGCGGTTCATCGACAAGGGGTTCGCCTTGGCGATCAGTCCGCCGCCGGCGAAGGCAAAGCCCGAGCGGACCAACGGCAAGCGCGGGGACGAGAAGGCGGCCCTGCAGTAACACGTGCACCGGCCTGCGGGCCGCGGCAAGGAGGCCATCATGTCAGCAGTCGGACTCGAAGAAAACGCCCTGACGCTCCAGGCTGCCGGCGCGGTGGCGGGCACCTCGGCGGTCAACGGCGCCACGCTCGATATGGCGGGGTACGACGGGGTCATCCTCTTCGGCACCATCGCCACAGCGAACGCCGGCAACTTCCTCAAGGCCCAGCAGGGCGAGGCCTCCGACGGCTCGGACATGGCCGACCTGGCGGGCACCAAGGTCGTGGCCGACGCCAACGGTTCGGTCGTCGGCATCGACATCAACCGGCCGAAGGAGCGGTACGTCCGCGGCTCGTTCACGCGCGGCGTCTCGACGGCAACCGGCGACATGTACGCCCTCCGGTACAAGGCCAGCCAGCAGCCGGTCTCCAACCTCATCACCAACGTGCTCAAGACGCTGAAGCTGCAGAGCCCGTCCGAAGGCACGCCCTGATTCTGTGGCGGGGTAGAGCAGCGGCAGCTCGCGTGGCTCATAACCACGAGGTCGCAGGTTCGAGTCCTGCTCCCGCTATTCACGGCCGCGAATGTCGCGGCCGGCCGGCCCCCCGGGTCGTACGTCCGAGTGAACAGTCCACGGCGATCGAGTGAAGTGTGAGCCGCGATCCATGCGGGGGGGCCGGTTTTTCGACGAGGAGTCGCGCAGTGTCGATCGAGGTGGTCATCGGCCCGGTCGAAGAGCCGGTCACGGTGACCGAGGCCAAAGCCCACCTGCGTGTTGAGGTCGCCGAGGACGACGCCCTGATCGGCCGGCTGATCACCGACGCGCGAGAGTGGGCTGAGCGGCACACCCAGCGATCGCTGTGCAAACAGACCTGGCGGTTGTGGCTCGACGCGTGGCCCAACGACGGCGCCCTGCGACTTCCCGGCGGCAAAGTCCTGGCGGTGACGCACGTCAAGTACACAGATTCCGCGGGGGCGGAGCAGACGGTGAACTCGGCCGACTACACCCTCGTCGCCAAGAGCCCCGATCGGCCCGCGCGGATCGTGCCCGCCTACGGCAAGAGCTGGCCGTCGGCACGCGACGTCCCCAACGCCGTCCAGGTCGAGTACGAGGTCGGGTACGGGGACGCCGCCGATGTGCCGGCGATCTTCAAGCAGTCGATCCTGCTGCACGTGGGGTGGCACTACGAGCACCGCGAACCGTCGACCTTTGGCACCACCGGGGAGATGCCGCAAATCCTCGGGGCGCTCAAGCTCAAGCTCTGCGATCTGCGGCTGTACGAGTTCGGCTGACCCGGGGAGCGACATGCGACGTTCGGCGCAGCTGACACCGTGGGCCATGCTCCTCATCGGCTTCGCCTTGGTCGTGATCCAGGGGCGGCTTTATCGGCTGGAGGATCTCATGCGTGCGGGCGAGCTCGATCGACGGGTGCTGATCCAGCGGCGGGCGCCGCTCCGCAACGAGCACGGCGAGGAGATCGCCGGCTGGGTCGACATCGCCACCGTGTGGGCGAAGGTCGAGCGCGTGAGCGGGGGCGAGGAGTTCAAGGCCGAACAGCGGAGCAACCGGCAGCAGGTGCGGATCACGATCCGGTACCGGCCCGGGATTGATCCCACCATGCGCGCGGTCTACGACGGCGAGACGTACGACATCGAGGACGTCGGCGAGCTCGGCCGTCGCGATGGGCTCGTGCTCACCGCGTACGCGCGGGAGGTCGAGAGCGGAGGGTGAGATGCCAGCGATTGCCAATGGCTTCCAGGTCAGCGTCGATCTTCGGGATCTCCGTCTCAAGATGGAACTCCTGGGAGTGCGGGTCTCGACGAACGTGGTCCGCCGTGGCCTGCTCGCGGGTGCCGGCGTGATCCGCGATGAGGCCAGGCTTCGGGCACCGAAGAGAACGGGCGCTCTGAAGAAGTCGATCATTGCCGAGACCGATCGGAAGGGGTCGAGCCGGGAACGCCTGATCGCCAACGTGAAGATTGCCCCTAGGTCCTTCGCTGTCAGCCCGAAGGGGAGGGCCAAGGCAGTCAGCGCCAAGGTCCAGAAGGCCCGCGGCAAGAGGACAGTTCGAGGCGAGCTCTACCCGCGTGCCTATGCCCACCTGGTGGAGTTTGGCACTCGGCCACATCAGGTCGGCAAGGGGAGCAGGTTGAGCAAGGGCAGAAGCAGTGGCGGATCCCATCCAGGCACCGCTCCTCAGCCATTCTTGCGGCCGGCATACGACGTGAAGAACGGTGAAGCCAAGGCGGTCATCGAACGCGTCATCAGAGCCGAGTTGCAGCGGGAACTGATGAAGCTTGGGCGGAGCACCCTTCGGAGCGCCACTGCGTGACCATCGAAGCGGCCATCACCAAGCACCTCACCGAGAACGCCGGCGTCGCGAGCCTGGCGGCGGGGCGCGTGTACCCCGGACACCTGCCGCAGAAGCCGACACTGCCGGCGATCGTGATGCACCGGATCTCCGGCCCACGCGAGCACAGCCACGACGGGAGCAGTGGGCTCGCTCACCCGCGATTCCAGTTCGACGTGTGGGCCGGCTCGCATGTGAAGGCCAAAGCGCTGGCCGAGGCGGTCCGCGCCGCGATGGACGGGTTTCGGGGCACGATGGGCGGGGCGGGTGGGGTCGAGGTCTCGGGGTGCTTTCTCGAGGATGACGACGACGGGTACGACGACGCCCTGGAACTCTTCGTGTGGCGCATGGACTTCATCGTGTGGCACGCCGAGAGCTAGCCGCGGTCATCGGCATGGGTAGTATCGCGCGGTACGTGGACGCAAGGAGGCAGCCATGCCAGCAACGCAGGCCAAGGGCGGATTCGGAACCAAGCTCTATCGTGACGACGGCGCGGGCACCTTCGTGCCGGTCGCCGAGGTCCTCGACGTCGACGGGCCCGAGCTCTCGCAGATCGTCGAGGACGCCACGAACATGGACTCGCCCAACGGATGGGCGGAGAAAATCGCCGTAGGCGTCCGAGAAGCCGGCGATGTGACGTTCCCGGCGCATCTGCTCCAGGACGACGCCACGCAGAACTCGCTCCTCACCGACCTGGGCGCCTCGACGAAGCGGAACTTCCGCATCGTCTACCCCAGCGGGACCAAGCGCCTCAGCTTCTCTGGCTTCGTGCAGCGGATCGCCCACGCCTTCCCGGTCAAGGGCAAGATGATGCACAACATCACGCTCTCGATCACCGGCCAGGTTGTGAAGGAAGCCCACGCCTAATCCGCCGGCGGCCCGCGCCCGGGAGACACCATGGACACGGTCACCCTCACCCTCGCCGGCGGCGCCCGCGCCGTGCGATTCGACTTCGATCGCCTGGTCGCGATCGAGCGGGCGACGGGCCGCACGGTCCTGGCCCTGCTGTCGGAGTTCGCCGGGTACGCCGGCGTCTCCGGCGACAGCGCCGAGCCGACGCTCGCCGACCAGCTCGCGGGCGCGGAGCGGTTCAGCGTTCGGACCGTGGGGGACTTCCTGGCCGGGTGCCTGGGCGTGCCGCCCTCGGAGATCGCACGGCACGTGCAGCTGCACGAAGTGCGGCAAACCTTCGCCGCCGTGTTGCCGGGCTTTGTCGCCGCGGTGTCGGCTCTCAACGGCGCGGCCCCGCCGGCGAGCGAGGCGGGTGGTGGGGGTGCGGCGGGCCCTACGCCGGCCCCGGCGGCCTCCGGCGGCTGAGGGCCTGGGCCCGAGTCGAACTGTGCATGAGCGGCGAGGAGCTCGGCCGGCTTGATCCCGGCGACGTGCACAAGCTGCTCGAGGCCTGGCGGGAACGCGAGCGGCGGCGCGATGTGCGGGTCGGCCAGGTGTGCGCTTTGCTCGCCGAGGTGAACCGCGATCGCGAGCGGCGCCCGCAGCCGTTCCACCCGGCGGACTTCTTCCCGAGCCTCGAGGACCTCCGCCCGCCCCCGCCCGGCGACGAGGAGCTCGAGGCCAAGCTCGACGCCCTGTCGCAAACCCGAGGAGATCGCCCGTGAGCACGAGCATCGGCAAGGTCCAGGTCGACTTCGTCGCCAACATGGGCTCATTCCTCAAGGGCGTCAAGGACGCGCAGCTCGCCATCGGCGCCTTCGGGGTGAAGCTCGACCTGAGCCTGGGCAAGAACCTCGCCCAGGCGCGGGCGGTCGTCGGCAAGACCGTCTCGTCGATCTTCAGCCTGCGGACCGCGCTGCTCGGGGCGGCCGTCGCGTACGGCGCGTTCCGCGCCGCCTCGAGTCTGGACGACGCGGCCGACAAGGTCGACAACCTCGGCAAGGCCGCCAAGCGCCTGGGCGTCTCCGCCGAGCAACTCTCCGCCCTTCGGTTCGCGGCGGGGGAGTCGGGCATCGAGTTCGAATCGCTGGCGAACATGGCGGCGAAGGCCGCCAAGAACGTCGCCACGATGGTGTCGCAGGGGAACACCACCGCGCGGCTCGGCGATCTGACGGTGCAGCTCACCGACGCGACCGGCCAGGTCCGGTCGCTCTCCGAGCTCCTGCCTGACCTCGCCCGCGGGATCGAGTCCGCGGGGAGCGAAGCCGACCAACTCCGCCTTGCCCAGAGGTTCTTCGGCAAGGGCGGAGGCGACCAGTTCGTCACGCTGCTGAAGGAGAGCGGCACGTTTGTGAAAGGCCTGGCCGACCAGACCGCGCGGGCTCACGCGCTGGGCGTGGTGTTCACCGAGGACCAGGTCACCAAACTGACCGCCTACCGCGACGCCGTCGGCCGCGTGCAGGAGGCCTGGCTCGGCGTGCGGGCCCGCGTGATGACGCAGGTGGCGCCGGATCTCACCCGCGTCATCGATGACCTGGCCCTGCGGATCGCCGGGATGCCCACCCTCGTGGACGCGCTCCGCAACACCTTCGCGATCGCGGGCGACGGAGGATCCCAGGCGGCGGCCGCCGGCAAGGCGATCGACCGCCTGACTGGCGCGGCGGTCAACCTGCTCACCACCGCGGCGAGCGAGTCGGCCCTGCTCTTCGTGCGGACCGTCGCCAACGGCCTGGGCACGGTGGGCGCCACCATGGCGGTGGAGTTCGCCAAGCGCCTGCGGGAGATCCTGCCCGAGTCGCTGACCCAGGCGATCGGCCTGGACCCGCGGATCAACACGGCCGCCGATGTGCAGCGGCTCATGGACCGCCGCGAGAAGCTGCTCAAACTCGCGAAGGAGACCGAGCGCCCGCCGCGGATGCAGTTCGACCGTCGGAGCGGAGAGTACCTCGAGGTCGGGGGCACGTCGGCCCAGCTGCAGGCGGAGGTCCGGAGCGTGCTCGGGCACGAAGGCTCGGTCGACCAGGCGGTCGCCGTCATCGACAAGCTGATCGCCGCCCAGGAGCGGATGCTCCGGCTGAACGATCCCGGGACGACCGCCCAGATCGGCGCGGCCGTCGCGGCGGACGGGGCCGAGAAGGTCCGCGCCACGATGGAGCGCTCGGTCCAGGCGATCCGCGAGGCGTGGGCGCAGGTCCAGACGGCTGTGACGCAGGTCGAGGGGTTCGCGACGCCCGAGTTCGTCGGCCCGCCCGCGCCCGAGAAGCAGTTCCCCGCGATCACCAAGGCCATGGACGGCCTGGTCACCTATGCGCGGGAGACCGGCCGCCTGATCGGCGAGGCGGTGGGGGAGGGCTTCGAGCAGGTCAAGAAGCACGCGGCCACGATCACCGAGCACACGCGCGACGTGATGCTCCAGGCGCAGGAGATCAGGTTCAGCATCTATCCGCAGGAGCGGATGCAGGCCGAGATCGACGCCATCCGCGCGGTCCGCGCCGAGGTCGTCCGGCTGGGCATGGAGAGCAAGCTGACCGCGGAGGATGTGGAACTGGCAATCCGGCAGATCCTCGATGCCAACAAAGAGCCGGTTGTGCGGGTGGAGAACCTCGCCAACGACATGGCCGATGCGATCAGGAACTTCGCGAGCGATGCCGCTGGCGCCTTCGCGGATTTCGCCTTCGGCGCGAAGGTCTCCATGGGCGACATCCTCAAGGACTGGGGCAAGACCCTGCTGGCCATGGCCACTCAAGCCCTGGTGTTCAAGCCGCTGTTCGACGCACTCGGAGCCAGGGCTGGTGATTGGCTTGGAAATACCGGTTGGGGCAGAACGAGCACCAAGGGCTTGGCTGCCGGCGGATCAGTCTCCGGAGGCGACTGGTCATGGGTGGGGGAGCGCGGACCCGAACTCGTTCAGTTCGGCCGGTCCGGCATGGTGTACCCAAACGGGGTACTCCCTGGGTCCGGCGGGGTGACGGTCCAGGTCGTCGACCAGCGGGGGAGCGGGGCACGCCCCGAGGTCTCCGAGGGGCAGGGGCCCGACGGCCGCCGCCTCGTCCGGGTGCTGATCCGTGACGAGGTCCGGGGGATGCTGGGGGACGGGAGCCTCGACCGGCCGTTGGCCTCGGCGTACGGACTTCAGCGAAGAGGGACTTCGCGCTAAGCGGAAGTCGTGTTACACTTTCCCTGGCACTTCGGGGAGGTGGCTCATGCGATCCTTCATGGTGATTCTGACGGCGACGTTGACACTCGGCGGATGTGTCAGCGGTACCGATGTTGCGAGCTGGGACACCGCGAGGTTGGCGGGCCAGTACGGCAACGTGCGAGGCATGTCCCTGACGCAATGGGAACTCTACGAGTCGGAGCTGAAGACTCGCAACGCGTTTACTCCAGAGCAGTGGGAGCGGATCCAGCAGCGGAAGATCCAGCCTGGAGACTCTTCAGAGTTCGTGCTTGCGGCGTGGGGGGAACCATCGGAAACCCTTCACCGCTCCACGGCCGATGGCGGCGCCGCGGCGTGGCGGTACCGGCACGACACCACGCGGCCCGAGGCGCAAGGCGAGGTGGTCTTCGTGGGAAACGCCGTGGCGTCGATCTATCGCTGAATCGTTGTTGAAACAACGCCGGCAACGGACGCCGGTGCACCTGGGACGGAGTCCCCAGCAACACTGGAGATTCCGTTGTCCAATGAGCACATCGACACCATCGTCGAGATGGCGAGGCGGTCCAACCTGGCAGTGATCTACTACCGCAAGGGCATCTCCCGCGGCGTCGCCAAGCCGCGGTTGGTCGAGCCGTACGCCTTTGTCCAGGGCAAGCAAGATCTCATGATCCGGTGCTTCCAGCTGCAGCACGGGGAGGATGACGAAGAGAGCGGCTGGCGATTCTTCATGAGCCACAAGATCGAGGGCGCTGATATCACCAGCATCCCGTTCAAAGCTCGCCGCCCGATCAAGTTGCCCTCGGGCGAGGTCGACACCAAGACCTCCCTCGATGAGCATTGGACCGAGAGCCGCCAGCTCTACCGCGACATCGTCGCCGACGCCCTGGCAGACGGATGGATCGACCCCTCCGAAGCGGTCGCGCTCAAGGAGTTCAAGACCAAGCACGGGCTCACCGACGACGACACCAGGTTCGTTCACGCGTCGGTGTACCACCGCTGCCTGGGCGCGGTCCTGGATGACGGGTTCGTGACCGTCCGGGAGCAGGAGGAAATCCGCTTTCTGCACACCGCCATGCGGTCGCTGGGGTGGGCGGTCGGGGAGTAGGTGGCGAACATCATGCCCATCGGTTGTTTCCGCGAGAAGATCAAAGGCATCGCCCACCTGAACCGACTTGACGGTTCAGACCGCCAGGACATCATCAGGCGAGCCGTGCTCGGGGAGCCGGTGTACCTCATCCTCGAGCCCGACAATCCGGTGGACCCGAACGCCGTGATGATCGTCCGGGCAAGCGGCGAGGCACTCGGGTACCTCTCCGCGCGTTTCGTAGAGACTCTCGCGCCCGTGCTCCGCGAGGGCGCCGTCTTCCGCTGTCGGCTCGCCGATTTTATCGTTGAACCGGAAAGCGTGAAAGGCGGCATCGTCGAGGGCATCCTCCTGTCCGAGGATGATCCAACGAAAGAGCGGGTCCGCGTTGAGGCAGAAGCTGCGATGAACATCCTGCTGGCACAGGTGCCCGATTCGTACAAGTTCCCCGCATCACCCTCTTCCCCGATCGTGTAGCATGCCGGCTCTCGTGGGCATGGATGCCCGCCGCCTCGGCACGGAAGCCTCTTCGTTTCGAACACTGAACAACGAACGAGGAAGATTCCGTGGACTACAGCTCTTGGACGCTCAGCACCGGGCGTGTTTCGACTCTGCTCTTGGACTCGATGAACCCCCGGCTGCCGGGCGGGGGCGCGGGGCTTACCCAGCAACAGATCATCGCGGAACTCATCGAGCACGACGATGTGATGAAGCTCGCGAAGCAGATCGCTGAGCGTGGGTTCTTTCCGACCGAGATCCTCACGGTTGTGGAGGAAAACGGTCACCAGGTCGTGGTCGAGGGGAACCGGCGACTGGCCGCCCTGAAAGCGCTCGCCGACCCGGCGTTGGCCCCAGAGAAGTACCAGAAGCGGCTCGAGGCGCTCAGACAAAAGGTCCCAAGAGAGCAGCTCGCCCGGGTGAACATCTACACCGCCCCCACTCGAGACTCGGTCGTGCCAATGCTCCTTGGAAGGCACACACAGGAGGGCGTGCAATCGTGGAGTCCGGCGGCGCAGGCGAACTTCACTGTGCTGCTTGCCGAGAAGGGGATGAGTCCCGAGGAACTCTCTGCGACCTACGGCCTGAGCGCCGCTGAGCTGGCGCAGGCGAAGTTCCGCCACGGGCTGTACGAGATGGCGCGTTCGATTGATCTACCTCCGGACATCAAGAAGAAGGTCGATGATCTGCGACAATTCCCGATCACGACCCTCGAGCGGATCGTCGAAATGAAGGACGGTCAGCGGTTCCTGGGGATCCAAGCCAATCGCGACACCGGAATTAAGGGGACCATCCCGAAGGAGGAGTTCCTCAAGGGCTTCCGACAGGTCGTGACCGATGTGGCGGACGGCACGCTCACCTCCCGCAACACCAACAGTGCCAGCGAAGTGCGAGAGCACCTCAGCAAGTACCCCCCCACCAAGAAGCCCAACACCAGACTCCGCGGGTCCTTCGTTCCCAGCGACGTGATCGCACGTCCGACCGAGGAGGACGTGCCTCCGATACTTCGACCAACGGGAACGCTGCGCCGCGGGCCACGGCCGTCGACCTCGGTAATCCCTCGTGAGTTGCGGTGCACCATCACCGCACCTCGTGTCCAGGACGTCTATCAGGAGTTGAAGCGGCTGCGCATGGACGAGCATCCAAACTCGTCGGCTTTGCTGCTTCGGAGCCTTCTTGAGCTTGCCCTCAGCCACTACCTGGGCAAGCGCAAAGAGGTCCAGCACATCAAGGCTGCGATCGAAGAGAAACAGGGGAAGCCACTGCCCAAGGACTTCCATCCCACGCTTCGGCAAATGCTCAGGCGAGCGTTGGACGCCGAGACTCTGCTGCCCGAGCTCGATGCCCCTCAGCGGCGCGCGCTGAAGAACATGGAGGCGGCGAGGGACACGCCGGTCACGATCGATAGTCTCAATGCCTTTGTCCACAATCCCTGGGAAACGCCGACGGAGAGGGAACTGCGAGCGTTCTCCGGTAAGCTGACGCCGCTCTTGAACATTCTGCTCAACGATCACTGACCTCACCATGCAGAGCACTTCTCCACTTCGGTACCCCGGCGGAAAATCGGCATTGACGAGCCTGCTCTCGCAGGTTGTCGAGCACAATCGACTCGGCAACTGCAGGTACGTCGAGCCATTCGCCGGCGGGGGCGGTGCCGCTCTCGGGCTTCTCTTCTCCGAGCGTGTGCAGAGCGTCCTGCTCAACGATCTGGACTACTCGGTCTTCTGCTTCTGGGACAGCGTGATCAATCGACCTGGTATGGTGATCGATCGTCTGCAGAGCACGCCCGTGAACGTCGGCGAATGGCGCCGACAGCGGGCGATCTATCAGACGCCGAACCGACACTCCCGAATCGCCGTTGGTTTCGCGACCTTGTACCTGAACCGGTGCAATCGCTCGGGCATCATCGCCACCGCGGGTCCGATCGGTGGAGCGAAGCAAGAGGGACCTTGGAAGATCGGGGTGCGCTTCAACAAGGAGGAGCTTCAGCGCCGGATCGAGCGGATCACCGACTACGGCACGCGCGTGCAAGCCACGCAGGACGATGTTCTCGTCTGTCTCCGCAAGCTCTTGCGGCAACCGCACTCGGCGAACTTCGTGTACCTGGATCCGCCGTACTACCGCAAGGGGCCTTGTCTATATCTCAACGCCTTGGAGCACGCGGACCACCTCGCCCTTTCGGTGTTCCTCCGCGAGCGAGCGACGTTCCCGTGGGTCATGACCTACGACGACCACCCGTCGATCCGCGCGATGTACTCTTGGTGCACCGTGCACATGTACAAGCTCCGCTATTCGGCCACGCACAAAGAAATGGGGTCGGAGCTTCTCATCAGCCCAAAGGGCATCGTGCTCCCCAGCACGCAGACAAGCGAAGCGGTGTCATGGGCTCGAACGGCGTTCACGCGGAGTCGCGACTGACGGCCACAGGGGTAGTATCCGCCGCCGCCGTGGACCGGTAGGCGAGACGGAGACATGGCCGATGCGATCTGGCCCGTCGGGCTCCCTCAAGCCCCGCGGGTCGCCAGGTACAACCAGGTTGATCAGTCCCGGGTCGTCCGCACGGCCATGGACGTCGGTCCGGCCAAGGTCCGCCGTCGCGCCACGGCCGCGATCGAGACGTGCGAGATCGAGCTCCGGCTGACGCGCTCCCAGGTCGCGACACTCAAGGCGTTTTTTCGCGACACCGTCCACGCCGGCGCGGTCCCCTTCGAGTGGGTCCACCACGAGACCGGCAACGCGATCGACTATCGGTTCACCGAGCCGCCTCGGTTCGCGCCCTCCGCGCCCCGCCAGGACGGCACCGAGTTCTGGACCGCGAGCTTTCCGCTCGAGGCCATGCCGGGGACCGAGGTCACGACACCAGCGCCGCCGCCCCCTCCGCCGCCGCCGAACCCCGAGGATCCGCTGCTCGTGATGGAGGGCGGCGGGCCCGGAGCCGGCCCCATCGATCCCGGCGACGTCGTCTCCTACGACGACGTCGGCGACTTCGCGCCCGAGCCCGACGACTCGTCGTTCGTGTTCGTGGGCGAGACATCGCCCGAATCACTCGACGCCTCGAGCCTCATCAGCATCGCCGACGACACGACCGCCGCGAGTTACGCCACCGGGGGCGGCGCGTCCACGCCCGCGCCCCCGGGCGGGGAGTTCTGACCACGCCGGCACACGCCGGAGAAGGAGCCTTGAGCCATGGGAACGAAGATCATCGTCAGCACCAACGCCGACATCGCCTGCGGCGCCGGCACCGCCAAGACCGTGCTCGGGTACAAGGCGCCCTCGGGCGTCGCGGCGCGCGTGCTCCGCTTCGGGGTCAGCTTCGACGGCACGGCCAGCACCGATGTCAGAGCCACGATCGATTTCCAGAAGAACCCCTCGTCGGCGGGCACGGCCACGGACATCTCCGCCGAGATCGCGAGCGTGTCGGGCGCGGGCACCTCGCTGGGGAGCGGGTTCCAGAACTACTCCGCGGAGCCTGGCAGCGGAGGCAGCACTCGTGTTCTGCGTCCGCACCGCATGGCGCCCACCGGCCCGTACGAGGCGCTCGCCGGGATTGACCTGGCCCCGGCCGAGCAGATCGGCCTGCGCGTGTACGGCGCCTCGGGCAAGACCTGCCGCGCGTGGATGGAAGTCGAGCTCGGGTAGTGGGGGAGTGGGGGCAGCGTGACCGGGCTGTACCTGTTCACCGCCGGCGATGTCGCGGGCCTGCTCGTGGGGGGCGTCATCGCCGGCGGCCTGGTCGTGTGGGGCGTCGCCGCGTGGCGGTCGCGCCGGAGATGATGCGATGCCCAGGACGCTCTCGAGCACGGCGCGCCGCGCGATCTTCTCCCAGGAGACGGGCGAGGTCTTTCTCCTGCTCCTGAAGATCACCCACCCGGATCTTGCCGAGCCGATCCGCGTCGTGAACAACAGCGAGGATGTCACCAGCAACGGATACCTCTACCAACGGTTCCCATTCGAGGTCGCGCTCCCGGCTGAGAACGAGGACGCCCCGCCGACCGTGCAGCTGCGGATCGCCAACGCCGACCGCCAGATCGTCGAGGCGGTCCGCAGCCTTTCGGGCGAGGCGATGACGGTGGAGCTGGCGGTCATCCTCGCGAGCTCGCCCGACACGATCGAGGCCGGCCCGTACCAGTTCACGCTCCGCGATGTGAGCTACGACGCCTCGATCGTCGAGGGCACGCTGATGTTCGAGGACGTTCTCCGCGAGCCGTTCCCCGCGGAGACCTTCACGCCGGCCAGATTTCCGGGGCTCTTCTGATGCCGCGCCTCACACACAACCTCCCCGCCTGGGTCGGGCACTACACCGGCATCCCGTTCGTCGAGCGCGGGCGAGATCGCCGCGGTGTCGACTGCTGGGGTCTGCTCCGCCTGGTCTACGCGGAGCGGTTCGGCATTCACCTCCCGTCGCACCACGACGGGTACCGCGGCACGCAGGATCGGCCAGGCGTTGCAGCGATCGTCGGGGCCGAGCTCGACGGGGGTGCGAACTGGCGGCCCGTCCTGGGCCATCCAGACGCCGGCGATGCGATTCTCTTCCGCGTCGGGGCCGGCGAGCTGTGGCACGTCGGGCTCACCGTGGCGCACGGGCGCATGCTCCACAGCCGCGCGGGGGCCGACTCGTGCGTCGAGCGCTGGGACGAAGGGTGCTGGCGCCCGCGTCTGGTCGGCACGTTCCGGTTCTGCGGACCCGTCCGCCTGGCTGGACGGGTGGAGCCGCTCCGCCCCGCGACGCTGCACCTGGAGCTCCCCACCGGCGGCACGATCGAGGACATGCTCACCGCGGCGGCCGTCCCGCACTCGCCTTTCCTGCGCGTGTGGATCGGCGATCGCGAAGTGCGGCGCGAACACTGGGCGCACATCCGGCCCAAGGCGGGCCGGCAAGTCCTGATCGCCGCCGTCCCCGCGGGCGGCGACGGTAAGAGCCCGCTCCGGTTGATCCTCTCGATCGCGGTCCTGGCCGCGGCTGTGTGGCTTCCCGGTGCCCTTCCCGCGTCGTGGGGTCTTGTTGCCGCCAAGGGCGGGCTCACACTCGCCGGCACGATGGTCTCCGCCGGCGTCACCCTCGCCGGAACGCTCGCGATCAACGCCCTGATCCCGCCGCCGCGTCCTCGCCTCAGCGACAACGCGGCCGCGTCGGCAAGCCCGACGATTACGGGAGCCCGAAACGAAGCTCGCCCCTTCGGCGTGGTGCCCTCGGTCCTGGGCGAGCACCGCATGGCGCCGCTCTTCGGGGCGGCTCCGTACACCGAGATCGTCGGCGATGACCAGTACCTGCGCCTGCTCTACGTCATCGGCTCCGGCCCGGTGGAGATGACCGAGCTGCAGATCGGCGAGACGGTGCTGAGCGAGTACGAAGGGGTTGAGGTCGAGCTCCGCGAAGGGCGCGACGGGGATGAACCGCTCCGGCTCTTCCCCGGCATCGTGCTCGAGGACAGCGAGTCGGTCCTGATCTCCCAGGCCGGCGGGTGGGTCGGGCGGACGAGCGCGACCGACGCCGACGAGCTCTCGATCGATCTCTCCTGGCCGCAGGGACTGGTCGAGTTCTCGGCCGACGGCGCCCGCCAGCTTCGCAGCGTGCAGCTCGAGGTCGAGTACGCGCCGACAGACACGGGCGCCTGGCAAGCGGTCAACGGCGCCTCGCCAGACTTCGCGCGGGGGATGGACTTCCTGTTCCGAACGCCCGAGGTCGAGCTCGGCGGCGAAGGCACACACCCCGGCTCGGTCGAGTGGGGGCTCGCCTTCGCCGGCACCAAGCCGGGGTACCTCCCCGCGACGTCGTACTCGTGGGAGGCCAGCGGCTATGTCTACACCGAAGCGCCGGGGAACCTGCTCATCCCGCACGAGTTCGGCGTCGACTGCTCCGACGCCGGCGAGATCACGATCGATGACCGCGTGGTCGCGAGCTGGTACGGCACGCATGGCACGGCCGGCGGGGGCGCTCCCGACTACGCGGCGCACTCGGGCACGATCGCACTGCGCCGCGGGTGGCACCGCATCCGCGTCCGCGTGGAAGCCCGTTCGACGGCCGGGGCGGTCGCGCTGGGGTGGAAGCGGCCTGGGGACGGCGCGTTCGCGGCCATCCCCGCCGCGTCGCTGGCGACCCGACCCGAGGCGTCGGCCGCGGGGCAGCTCGCGTATCGGTGGTTCGACACCTCGGGATACCTCCACCAGGTGACGGTCGAGGCGGCACGCGCCGAGCCGCTGCGTCGATCGATCTCCTGGGCGGTCGCCCCCGGCCAGTACGACATCCGCGTCCGCCGGCTCACCCCGGACTCCGACAGCGACCGCGTCGCCGATGCGGTGTATTGGGCGGCGCTGCGGACTGTGCGGGCTGAGGACCCGGTGAAGATCCCGCGCGTCGCGAAGGTGGCCTTGCGGATCAAAGCGACCGACCAGCTCAACGGCGTGGTGGATCAGTTCAACCTGAAGGTCCGCTCGATCCTGCCGGATTGGGACACGGCCGCGGGCGCCTGGGTCGAACGCGGCACGAGCAATCCGGCGAGCTGCTACCGCGCGGTGCTGCAGGGGCCTGGCGGGGCGAGGCCGGTCACCGACGATCGCGTCGACCTGACCGAGCTGGAGGCGTGGCACGAAGCCTGCCAGGCCGAGGGGTACGAGTTCAACGCGGTCCTCGACTTCGCCGGCACGGTCTTCGAGCGTCTCAACGACATCGCCGCGGCGGGCCGCGCGACGTTCGGCATGCGGGACGGGCGGTACGGAATCGTCCGCGACAAACCCCAGAGCGTGCCGATCCAGCACTTCACGCCGCGGAACTCCTCGGGGTTCCGCGGCCGCAAAGCCTTCGCGGACCTGCCGCACGCGCTGCGGATCCGCTTCCTGAACCGCGACGCGGGGTATCAGCAGGACGAGCGCGTTGTGTACGACGACGGGTACACCGAGGCCAACGCCACGAAGTTCGAGACCCTCGAACTCTTCGGCGTGACGCACACGGACCAGGTGTGGAAGCACGGCCGGTATCACATCGCCGTCGCCCGCCTGCGCCCCGAGGTGTACGAGCTCACGACCGACATCGAGCACCTCGCGTGCACGCGCGGGGACCTGGTCCTGGTCACGCACGATGTGCCGATGTGGGGCCTCTCCTTCGGCCGCGTCGTCGGCCTGATCACCGACACGGCCGACAACCTCGTCGGCCTGCGGCTGGACGAGTCGGTCACCATGGACGCCGGCGAGGCGTATGTGATCCGCGTCCGCCTCGAGGATGGGACCAGCTGGATCCGCGCGGTCACGACCGCCGAGGGCGAGCACACCGAGCTCACGCTCCAGGGGCCGGTCAGCACGGCGGACCCGCGGCCCAAGGTGGGCGATCTGTGGATGTTCGGCCGGCTGGGGATGGAGACACGAGAGCTGCTCGTGAAGGCGATCGATGTCACGGCCGACCTGGGCGCCCGCCTCACGCTGGTCGACCACGCCCCGGCGGTTCACGAGTCGGACCAGGGGCCGATCCCGCCGTACGACCCGGGCATCTCTCGCCCGCCCGCATGGCAGGCGGGGCCCGACACACCGGTCATCGAGCAGATCCGCAGCGATGACTTCGTGATGATCCGCGACGCCGACGGCTCGCTCCGCCCACGAATGTTGATCCAGCTCCGCCGGCCCAGCGGCACGCGGCCGCTGGCGACCGCCGCTCAGGTGCGGACCCGGCCGGTACCTCCCGAGCCCGCCGAGCCGACCGGGCCATGGACCTACCGCCCGCTGACGCCCCTGGATGGCAACGCGGTCTCCGTCGAAGATGTCGAAGAGGGTGAGACGTACGACATCCGCCTGCGGACCGTGACGCCGCTGGGCCTGACCTCGGCCTGGGTGGACGCGCGGCACACGGTGATCGGCAAGAGCGCCCCGCCCCCGGACGTGCAGAGCTTCGACGTCGTCCGCCTCAGCGATGGCACGCGGCGATACTCGTGGGACATCGGCCTCACTCCGCCCGACATCGCCGGCGTGGTGCTGAGGTACGGCGCTCTCGACCAGGCGTGGGACCAGATGACCCCGCTGCACGAGGGGATCCTGCAGAGCTCGCCGGACGAGTTGAACGAGCCGCCGGCGGGGACGTGGCGGTTCGCTGTTCGAGCGATCGACACCAGCGGCAATCTCTCGAACACGCCGCTGTACATCGAGCGCACGCTGGGCGAGGCCCGCCTCGAGGGCGTGGTGCTGAGCCAGGACGGCAGGATCGACGGGTGGCCGGGCACGCGCGAAGGGTGCCACGCGACGTCCGAGGGCACGCTCGAGTCTGACGATCGCGCGACGTGGGACACGCTCGCCGCGTTCGGCGCCCCGTCGTGGGACGCATGGACGCGGTGGGTGATGGCGCCCACCAACCCGATTCGGTACACCAGCCCGGCGCTCGACGCGGGTTTCATCTTCACGCTCTCGCCGGACGCGATCGCCGCGGGCCTGGGCACGATCGTGGTCGAAGTCGCCACCTCGCTGGACGGCACGGTGTGGACCGACTGGACCGAGGTGTCGGTGGCCAGGACCAGGACGGTCCGGGCGCGGATGATGCGGGCGCGAGTGACCTGCACGCTGACGGCCGAGGCGCCCATCCCGACGATCTCGCGGCTGCTCGTGCTCATGCGAGCGCCGGAGGTTCGGCACGAGATCCAGGACCTGGAGACCGACTCGCTCGAGGGCGTGCGGCGGCTGGGCGTGGGCGACGTGCGGCTGCCCGTGCCGGCGGGGCTCTTCAGCGTGATCCGATTCATCGACCTCAGCTTCAACGGCATGGGCGCCGGGTGGAGCTGGGACATGGTCGACCGCGACGTCGTCGACGGTCCACGCATCCGCACCTACAACGCGGATGACCTGCCGGCCGACGGTCTCATCGATGCGGTCATCCGCGGCATCGCCGGCGAGGGGATCGCGGCGCCGCCGACTCCGCCGGGCGACGCGGGCCAGCTCGTGTTCGATGTCACCGATCACGGGGCGTGGCTGGCGGCGGTCTGACGCCTTCTGTCGCCTTGTGTCGCGGCGACCGGTTGTTCTGACGCCGCCAGACGGCCTTGTGTCGCCTTGTGTCGCGACGCTACCACGTGATGATCACACCGCCATCGGCACCGCTGGCCCCCGACGCCGGGCCGTTCGTGCCGCTGCCGTACCCGCCTGATCCCCAGCCGGCGGCCCCGCTGGGCATCGGCGCCGAGCCGGTCATCCCCGCCCCGCCGACGCCGCCCATGCCGGGAATCCCCGACTGGCCGGCGCCGCCGCCGATTCCGTGGTGATCGGTGCCCTCCGTGCCGGTCGATGCCGAATACGCCCCGCCCTGACCGCCGACACCGTTGCCGCCGGATCCCTGGCCGCCCTGCCCACCCTCGCCGGTGATGGTGACCGAGTTGATCGTGACCTCGGAGTCCCCGCCGGCCGATCCGTTCGCCGAGCCCGGGCCGGCACCACCGTTGCCGCCTGAGCCAACGGTGATGTTGACCGTGTCTCCGGGCGAGACGGTCCACAGCTTGCACGCCCGACCGCCCGCGCCACCGCCTCCGCCATGCTCGTCGGGGTCAACGCCAAACCCGCCGCCTCCGCCCCCGCCAATGACCTCGACGTCGAGCTTGGTGATTCCAGCCGGGACGTTCCAGCTGTACGACCCGTCGGCGAACCAGGCTCGGCGCCCGTTGGCGATGGGCACAGGCGGGAGCTGCGCGTTGGGCACCTTGCCCGCGCTGTCGAGGCTCGCAACGCCATCGGTCGAGCCGCGGCCGCCGATGATCTCGTTGACCTTGTCGGCCATGGTCTTGATGTCGGACCGCGCCGTCGCTGGTGAGTCCGTGCCGGCGTCCAGATGCGTGGTCCCGACGGTGCCTGACGGCCAACCCATTGTTCATCCTCCTCAGACCATGACCGCGCGACCGCCGCCGCTGCTGCCCGGCCAATCGTGCGCGAACAGAGAGAGGTCCGGGATGTGCGACTTGGTGTCAGTCCACCCGCCCGCCCCGTCGTCCTCAGTACGGAACGCGAGAAGCCCGCGGTCGACGAGGGCGTCGAACACAGCCGCGTACGCGCTGTACCCCTGGATCGTGAACGTCCTCGGGCCTGACCACGAGCTGCCCATGGTGTAGACGAATCGGAACGCCGTGTTCACGGGGATCGTCACCGGGCTCGAAAGCACCTTGTAGCCAAGCGCCTCGTCTCGGCTCTGGTTGGTGTCGCTGCCGAAGTTCCCGCTCCCGAGCACGCTGCCGCCAGGAGCCACACCGTCGGCGTAGATCTTCCAGCCGTTGATCGTGGACGACACGCTCGATTGACTGCCAATCGCTGCGATGACGAGTTGGCGGGGGTTTGGAGGCACCCAGATGCCCCGCTCGACGGTGCCCGAGAACGGGCCCGAGTTCGCGAGCGTCCAGGGGTAGCCTTCGACCGTGCCGTCGGCGTATTCGACGATGAATGCACGCTTCGTGAAGACGGTGCCTGTGCTGCTGAACCCCACCGTTGTGGTACGACCCGCGAGAGCGCCTCCCATGTAGCTCTGAGAGTTGGCGCCCGCCCATCCGTTGAGGATGCTCGGGTAGTCGGTGCCGGGGACCATCGCTTCGTTCGTTGCCAGAAACCAGAGGATCTCACCGATCGATGGGGTGTACGGGCTCGCCGAGAAGTCGAACTTGATCCACTCATCGTCGCTCGACGGGTAGGTGACGGTCGTCGTGGTGTCCCGGAGGGTCGATCCCGGCTGCGTGCCCGACGAACCGTGCTCGTTGTAGATGTCACCCTGCAGGACGATGTTCGCTCTGGTCCCCGTCGTCGCGTCCAGGTGCACATAGATGGCGTGGATCGCTGAAGCCCGTGTCGCGAAGAACGGCATCCCCCACGCGTTGCCGGAAGAGCCGTGCACGTAGAAGGCGTTTAGCGCGAACCCGGTGCGCGTGCCGGATGAAGAGTTGTCGAGCCCGCCGATGAAGGATCCCACCCGCGTCTGCGAGTGGCCGCCCAGCTGGAAGAGCAGATCGCTGTTCGCCATGGGCTACACCACCGGAACGGAACGGCTGACGACCTCGTAGGTCTTGCCCGCCATGCTCGCGAAGAACTGACGGCGAAGGGTGTTGTCGGCTTGGTCGATCGCCTGCGCCAGCACAGCCCGGATGACGTCCTCCATGGTCTGCGAGGCAAGGAACTCCACCATCTCTGCCGTGTTCTGGTACGAGACCGTGAAGACCCCCTTGGAGACTCCCGCCGCGTCGGTCCACTCGAACTCGACCTCGATGTTGGTGTCTCCCGCGCCCCGAGCGGTGCGCCTCACGTGAACACGATCTCGATCAACGATGGGCATGGATCACTCCTCGGCGTACACGAGGACGCCGACCACGCGCTGAGCGGCGTCCAGGTTGAGCTGCAGGCCCTCGCCGGCGGTCGTCTTGAACCAACCGACGGGGCAGAACGGCAATGTGTGGCCGGCCAATCCGGCGGGGTCGAGTGGGATCTTGCCCGTTCCTCCGTAGAGGTTGACCGGGCTGCCCGAGTCGTCCCGCAGGTACGCGCCGACCGCCGTGGCGGACTTCGCCAGGACGAGCTGCATGGCCAGCACGACGATCTTCTTCGAGGCGACCGCGGCGACGAGCTGATTGTCCCCGGAGCTCGCCGTGTCGATGTTCGCGAACTTCGGCGTGAGGGCCGTCGTTCCGGCGTACACCGCGCTGATGTCGGGGCCGACGGCCGCCTTGCCGATCAGGTTGGTGCCGGCCGGTGTCGCCGGCAGGGTCAGGACATCGACGTCGCCGATGTTGTTGGTGCCCGCCGGAAGTGCCTCGGTCTGCTGCACGTACAGCGCGCCCTTGTTCGTCGCGCGGAGTGCGATGTTGTCGCCGTCGGTCGAAGTGATCGTGGCGGGTGTGTCTGCCCGAACCGCCATCATCATGCCGCCGGACGGATCCGCCGCCGCGGCGATGTCCTCGGTGTACTCCGTGCCGCCTCCGCCGCCGGTCACACGCAGAGCGCCGTTTGCATCGACCTGGAGCGGCGAGTAGTCGCCGGTGGCGCCGACCAGGGTTCCGCCCGCGTCGTGCCGCACGGCCAGGCCCATGACGCCGGTGTCGCCGCTGGCGTGCGCGGCGTCCTCGGCCTTGCCAAGGTTCGTGGCGCCGGTGCCGGGGACGACGGAGAGCACATCGATCTGGAGCTCGCCGGAGGAGTCGACCTTCAGGGCCTTGGTGACGGAGCCGGAATAGCCCATCGCCACAAAGCCCTGCGACGTCCACACGCTCCCCTCGAATCCGTCCGCCCACGTCGTGACGGCGCCCTGGACAAAGGCATTGACGCGGAGCTGCCCGGCCGCGTCGGTGGACAGCGGGATGTAGTCACCATTGGTGCTGGCCATCGTGGCGCCGCCGTCGTTGCGGACAGCGAGGACCATGACGCCGGTGTCGCCGCTGGCGTGGGCGGCGTCCTCGGCCTTGCCCAGGCTCGTCGCGCCGGTGCCGGGAACCACGCTCAGGACATCGACGTCGCCGATGTTGTTGGAGCCCGCCGGGAGTGCCGGCAGGGAAAGCACGTCGACGTCGCCGATGTTGTTCGTGCCGGCAGGGAGGGCGGGCAGGCTCGCGAGAGAGACCGGCTGCGTCGCCTGCCAGAACGTGCCGGTTACGGCAACCGAACCGGAGATCGAGACGGTCCCTGAGATCGTCGGCGTGCCGGTGATCGAGACGCTGGGCGTGCCCGTGATCGAGACGGAGCCTGAATCGATGATGTGGTGGACGACGTGATCGCTGCCGCTGAGCGTCGACTTCAGCGTCTGCGATGCACCGGCGCCGTCTTTGACCGAAAGAGCCATCCGGAGCCTCCTACCTCGACGACAGATCCCGATGCCCTGCGCCGACGTCGATCTGCCAGAGCTGGCGCCAGTACGCCGGCTCGCCGTTCACGACGATCGAGCTGGGGTACGGCCGCCCGCGGATGAGGTACGTCTTCCCCGCGTACACGCCGCCGGCGGGCTCGATCGCGATGAGCTCCGCCGCCGCGAACGAGACCAGCCGGCCCGGGGGCGGGTTGGGATCCCCGCTGCGACGCTGAACGTCTCGCACGGTCCAGATCATCGACGTCGGCGCCGCGGGCTTGGCGGTCTGACCGCCGAGCACGAGGAGCAGCACGAGGCTCGCGAGCACGACCACGATCGAAAGTCGGCGGGCGTTCATTGGGTCTCCTCCTCGCCAGCGGCCGGCGGACTGATCACAGCGAGGGCCTCGCCGCGAGCCTGCTCGAGCACGGCCTTGGGCTCGGGCATGTATGGGTTCGTCTGCGTGCCGTCGCCGAGCTGCTCGCGCCACCAGAGCACGACCGGCGAATGTGCCCGAGCGACGCGGCCCGCCAGCCGCCACAGGGGCGAGGGCAACAGGAGGTCCTTGGCCACACTCCCGTTGGGGTGGGCGCGGTGCCAGATCAGCGGGTACACCGGGCGGTCCCACGCCTGTGCCGTGATGAGGTTCGCGTTCCACGCGTCCTCGCAGTCCGGCGTCATCTTCGCGACGTCGAGCGTGCCGCGGTCCCCGCCCAGCGCGTACCCCATGGCGTAGCACTCGACGACGACGACGTGCACGAGGCGGGTCAGCGAGCTCTTGCGGCGGGCGCTGACCTTCGCAAGCCATGCCTTGCGTCGTGCCGCCCACTCCGGCATGTACTGCCAGTAGCGGGGAATGGCCTCGTACCACCCGCGGGGGCAGAGGTCGTACACCGCGCGGACGATGTCGGGCCGCTCCTCCTCCGTCACCCGGAGGATCTGCTCGACCGCCGCGTCGAGGCCTCGGGCCCAGAGGAGTTCGAAGTCGAACAGCCACAGCCCGCCCGGCGACTGAGAGCGGTTCCACAACCGGGTGCGGAACAGATCGAGATCGACGCTGGTGACGTCGGTGGGATCACGGCGCCAGAGCCGATCGATGTGGCGGTAGGTCGGCAGCCCGACCGAGTTGCCATCGTCGACAGTCAGCAGCATGGCGGTCACTCCCGGCCGTTGGGCTTGTCGTTGACGGCGATGATGGTGTTCGGATCGCGAGGGTCGGGCACACGCAGGCCCGGGTTCTCGATCGCCAGACGGAGCGCCTGCTCGCTCGCCGCGGCCAGGCTGTACATCTTGGGGATCGCGGTGTCGGTCTGCTCGAGTCGCGTGGACAAGGCACGGATCTCCGAGCGAAACTCGGCGAGCCTGGCCGAGAACCACCACGTGGCGCTGATGGAGATCGACACGACCGCGACGGCCGTGCCGAGGGTGATCTTGGTGTCGTTGCTCAGGTGCACGCGGAGAGTCCTTCTCGTCAGGCGATAGAGCAGGCGATGGGCGCGCCGCCGTGTCATGCGGCCTTTTTCTCACCGCGCTGGAGACGGTCGACCAGCGCCTTGCCGGCGAGGCCCTGCCACTCATCAATGAGGGCCTTGTGTTCCCGCAGGGCCGCGGCGACTGCGGGCGAGGCCTCCTGCAGCACGTCGATCGAGTCGATGACCCGCTCGGCAGCGGTCTCGGTTTCAGCGAGCGTTGTCTGCGTGGTGGCCAGGCGGGTCTCGGCGGTCTCGGCCCGCTTGCGGAGCCCACGCTTGGTGAGCTGCACGGCGCCCGCGCCGACGCCGCCGGCGAGCAGCGTGGTCACCAGCCCCTCGACGATGCCGAATCCCGGGACGGCCTGAGCGCCGGGGATCGCCTGGACCGCTCGCCAGATCGCGGCACGTTGCTCCTGCTGGCGCTTCAGACGCTCAAGGGCCTGGTCGATGCCGGCCTGCATCGCGTCGATCTCGGCGTCGCGGGCCGCTGTGGCCGCCGCCGCGCGTTCGACGACATCCTGGACGGCGACGTCGGTCCGCGCCTGCAGCTCGGCGAGCGACATCTCGGAGGAAGTGGAGAGCCGGCGGGCCTCGATCGAGGCCTCGGACCGGAGCTTCCGCAGCTCCCGCTCCGCCTCCGCCTGTTCCGTGGCGTCCTTGGCCCGTTGCTCGGCGTCGTACCGCGCGGCCTCCGCCTGCAGCTCGGACGACGTCACGGGCTTATTGGAGAACGGGGATGTGGTTCGGGGCTCCATGGCGTCGCAGCCGCACAGCCCGGCGAGTACCGAGGTCAGAGCTACCACGCCGATTCGACCGAGTCGTCGCATAAAGCCTCCTTGCGCGCCGAGACTAGACGTGGCGGCGTGCCCCGGCCACTGACGACACCATCTCGGGACCGGCGCGACTTCTTCCGCCCGGCCCGCGCGTCCTCGTACCGCAGGACGGATTCCCGGTGCACCGCGCCGACGCTGACGATCCCCTGGAGCCGGTGCCTGAAGGCTTCGTCGTCGATGCCGATGCGGTTCGCGATCTGCAACGCCAGCGCGACGTCGGCGTCGCAGGCGCACGCGCGGTACATCGCGGTGATGAAGCTGGTATGCGTGTCTTTGCCGCAGACGGCCCTGGAGATCTCCGGCCAGGAGTACGCGATCCCGCCAACCCGGTGGGCCCTGAGGACGATCGCCGCAACGCCCCGCGCCTGGATCGTCCTCCGGTGGCGGACGCCCTTCCTGAAGTCTTCGCGCGTCAGTTGCAGCGCCTCGAGCACGCCGGCGGCGACGTCGGCGAGGCCCAGCCGTCGCGAGGAAGCGGCGGGGATCATCCCGGCTCCTTCGCGCGTGGTGGCTCATCCGGAGTGCCGCCGGGCAGGTGCTTGATCGGCCAGCCCCGCGGGGCGTCGATGCCCAGGCGGCGACGGGTCGGGCGCTTGGAGCACCCGCCGACGACGATGCGGACAACGCCCAGCGGCGTCCGCAGTTGGATGACGTCGCCGAGCTCGACGGTCAGGACCAGCATGGAATCCCCTCGATCTGCTCCGCGATCACGATGATGCCTGGGGCGTGGTCCCTCGCGACGTACCAGCGGTCGACCGGCCCGAGATGGACCTGGCCGTCGTCGATCCAGAGATACCCGCGACGCGAGGCCGCGCGGATGGCGTCGTTGTCAACGCCGCCCTTGAGCCGCGGCGGGGTCAGCGCGTCGAGCACGGACTTCACCAGGTTGTCGGCGTCGGGCTTGGTGTTCTTGCGGATCGCATCATCGGGCACACTCCGCTTCGTGAGCCGCTCGGGCCGCGTGAAGAAGGCCTCGATGGTGACGCGGACCGGTCCGATCCATGGCTCGGCAGGAAAGCCCTCCGCCTGCTTGGCGGCCCACAGAATCTTCTGCCGCCACTCGCGGACCGCCGGGAGCAGGTACGTGCCAACGTACGCCTTGCCCGCCCTCGTCTTTCGGGGGCAAGCGCGGCGATCTTGGGGAATGGGCTCGCCATGCACCTGGAACTCGATGCGGTTAGCCATGGCCGACCTCCTTGATTCGGCGCTCTCCACTGAGGCGGAGCCGGATCTGCCACAACAGCCACTTGGCGAACCAGTGCTTCTTGCCCACGATCTTGCTTGCACGCTCCTGCGGCACGCCGCGGGCGAGCAGCCGGATGCACTGCGGTCCTGAGTTCGGGCTGACTTCCTCGGCGATCCGCAGGAGCTCGGCCATCCGATCGCGGTCCGGGCCCGGGTCGGCCGACTTCCGGGTTCTCGCGAGCTCGGCGACGTGCTCGGACGGGTGCTCATCCTGGACCCACACGTCACGCCCTCGCCGCAGCGCCGCGGCGTCAGTTGTGCAGCGGATGCGAGTTCGCCGCTTGCCACAAGCCTGCATGGTGAGCGCGTAGAGCCTGAATCGGACCGCCGGCACAGCGTGGGTCGAGAAGCGGAAGCCCTTCTCCGGCTTGAACGTGCGGATCGCCTCGCACATCGCGAGGTAGGCGTCTCCGAGCAGCTCGTCGCGATCGCACCGGAGCGAGGTCGAGAGGTCCTGGGCGGCCTTGAAGACCAGGCCGAGGTGATCGCGGGGATCCGGGGCGACACCTTCGATGCGAGTGAGACCGCTCATGCCGCCCCCGCGCGTTCGATGAACTCCTTCGCCCGGTTCACCTTGGCCATGAGTTCCGTGGAGCCGCCGGCGTCGGGGTGCGCCTCTCTGGCGACGTCGCGGTAGACGCGACGAAGGACATCCGGGTCGGTGATGATGCGACGGAACTCGACCCGCTCCAGTTCCTTGGCGTCGGTCCACCCCGCACGGCCCCAAAGGAACCTCGCCGCGTCCTCCAGGCTCGCGAACTCGGCCGTCGCAGCGGGCCCGCTCGGACCCGGGGGGAGCTGTGCCCAGCCCTTGTACTGCTGGCCGTCCTGGGTGCAGCCGTAGCGATCGACCGCGCGCAGCGCCTTGAGCGTCAGCGCGATCATGTACACGTTCTGCTCGAGGTCGATCCACCCGCCGAAGAAGAACGACATCGGCACGCCCGCGGCCTTGAAGCTCACACGGGCCTGTCCGTGCTCTGCCTTCGCGTTGCTGTACGGCAGGCCGTCGTTGCGGAGCTGGCTGAGCTGGTACCCGGACTCCAGCACGACGTCGGACGCGCCGATGCGGCCGAGCTCGTACCGCAGCGCCGCGAACGCCTTGGACCACGTCGCACGGATGCGAAGCGCCTGGCGGTGCACCGCCCGGCACTCCTGCCAGGGCGTGTAACGGAATCGGATCTCAAGGGTCATCGCAAAGCCTCCCGCGCCGCCTGCTGCCTGGCCATGAACGTGTCACGCTGCTCGGGCGGCACGTAGGGCACGCCCGCCAGGCGGAATGCCTCCTGCTCCGTGGGCACGCTGATGACGTTCCCGCCTGCGTCGACCAGATGGCCGTCGACCGACGCTCGGCGCTGCTCGTCGGCGACGGGGATGCCGTACCGCACCTTCCAACGCCAGAGAAACCAGATGCCGAAGTCACGAGGCCCGGTTCGATCGATGAGCAGCCAGCCCCGGTTGTCGGGCGTGTACCGGAAGATCTGGCACGGGATCTCCACATCCGGCCATGGCCTGATGATCAGCGAGCACGCGAGGAACCCGGGCTTGAGCCCGCGGACCGCCGTGCCGATGGGCTCGGGGCCGGCGTCGGACGCTGTGGCAAAGAAGAGCGCGTTGGACTCGTCGACCCACGGATTCGACATCGACGCGTTGATGCGGCGGAAGAGGGGATCGTCCGCCGACGTGAGCTTCCGACCAGGCGCCGCGGGCGGGACGGGTGCGACGATCTCCAGATCGCCGACCTCGTCGCGCCGGCGACGCACGGATCCGACCACGACGCACGCGGCCGAATGATCGGGCAGGAGCCCCGAGAGGTCCCACTTCTCGAAGAGCGCGGCGGCGACGGCGGAGGCCTTGGCGTGGGGGAGACGTGGGCCTTCACTCATGACCCGATCTCTCGGCGAGGGTCAGCTTGCTGAAGAAACGCAGGAGCGCCTCGCGGCTGGTGCGCTTGGTGCCGCCCACCTGCACGACCTCGAGCTTGACGCCTTTGAGCCCGCCGGCCGCCCACCGGAACATCGTGCTCGCGTGGGCGGGCTTGCCCGAGCGGCGCGGAGGCACCAGCTTGGCGGCCTCCGCCAAGGGAACCAGGCTCTCGTGCATGATTGCAGGCATGGGTGGGTTGCTGGGTTTGTTCGCTTCGGTCGTGCTCATTGGTCATCTCCGTCGTCGAACGCGGGCACGTCGTCATCGCTCGCCTTCGGCACGGGCGATGCCTTCTTGCCAGAGCGCTTCGTGGATCGCCCCGCCTTGGAGGTAGCGGAGGACTCGGGGACGGCGGCCGTCGGCCGCTGGTCCTTGGGGAGGAAGTCCTCGACCTTCGGTTCCGGCTCGACCTCGATACCCAGTGCCGCGGCCAGCTTGAGCGCCATGCCGGACGGGCCGTCGCGCCAGTTGTCCAGGATGCCATACCGCCGGCCGCAGTCCTTCTCGAGTTTCAACACCGTCTCCCAGGACGGCTTTGCGAGGAGCTTGAGCATGGTCGCCATCGCCGGCGACTCGGCCGCCCGCCGCGCCTTCTCGCTCTGGTGGTGCTGGGTCGACTCGAACAGCTTGGTCTTGCGAAGCAGCGTGTACACCGTCCACAGGCCCGGCGTCTTCAGCACCGCGGCGGCGATCTTCGGCTCGAGCTCGTCCGCCTTCGCCCGCATGGCATCGTGCCACTTCGCCTTGGCGTCTCGGAGCGCTTCGGCGGCCTTCTCCGCGGCGGTCGGAGCCGCTTTCTTGCGGGAGGCGGACCGTGACGCGCCGGACTTCTTCAGCTTCCGCTGGTCATTGACCTTCGCTTCGAGCGCCGCGGGCGCCACGAACTCGGGCACCCGTGCCGCCGCCGGCTTGGCGCCGCTGTCGACGATCCGTTTCGCCGCCCCGCTGATCGCGGTCTTCGCCGCGCGGAGCTTGTCCGCGTAGCACGATGGAAGGGTGCAGATCCCCGCCGCGGCGACTTTCGCGGTGCTCGCCGACGCGCTGTCGTACGTGCCTCTGCCGCCGACCATCGTCAGCGAGACATCCCCGCCGCCCTCGAACAGGCCCGGGTGCGTCGCGGAGTTGTGCGGACACCCGTCACAGGCCGGCTTTCCGGCGAACACCACGTGCCGCTGCCAGGGCACGACGTGCAGCGAGAAGACGTTCCGGCGGACTTCTTCCTGCAGGTCCTCGAGCTTGCCGGCCTCGACCTTGCTGATCGAGTACGAGCCGCCCGCGGCATAGTCCTTGGCCAGTTCGTCTCGCCGCTTGGAGTCGGCAACCTTCGAGATCTCGCGGGCATGCGCCAGCGGAAGATTTCCCTTGAGGACCAACTCCTTGGCCCTCTCGCCCAGCCGGCCGATGTACAGGCGATCGCGGACCCAGCTCGCCGGCTTGCCCAGCATCGCCGCGACCTGTTCGGACGCCTCGAGCCGGACCGCCGGGACGTCGAGCAAGAGCTTTCGGAAATGGACGGCATCTCCGGACGCCAGGCACTTCTCGATCAGCGCGTCGTCAACCACGCGCCCTGCGTCCCGCCCCATCGGCATCAGTGCCTTCACCCGCTTGCCGGCGGCGAACGCCTGAAGCAGCATGAGCTCATCGACGGCGAGCGTTTCTTCCGCCGGCGTCAGATCCTGCCGCTGGACATTCTCTATGGCGACGACCGTCCGCCGCACATCGTCCGCGAGCGGTGGAATCACGGAGGCTCGGATGGTCTTCCACCCGAGCGAACGCGCGGCCGCGATCCTCCGGCGGCCGAAGACACGGCAGAACCTGCCGTCGACCAGACGCTCGAGCATGACCGGCTGCAGCTGGCCGCACTCGCTCATGCTCCTGGCGAGCTGGGCGATCGCGGTGTCATCGCCCGGGCGTGCCAGGCGGTCCGACGGGCCGGCGGGATCGATCACATGCTCGAGGGCGACGTCGATTAGCTCGCCCTTCAGGTCCACGCCGAGGATCGGCTTGGATGCCGGCTGCGGGGTGGACGGTGCGGGGACCTGCTTGCGGTTCTGCTTTGTCGCGGCAAAGGTCATGGAGTGCTCCTCGGGGCGTTGGTGGTTGGGCGTTACTCGCCGCGTTCGGCGGTTCTCGCGGCGGACCGGTGGGCCTTGCGGTACTTGGCGACAGCCGAGGCGATCTGCTTGGCCATGTCGGCCCCGACGTCCGCGGCCTCGACGATGGCCGCGGCGTGGTCGTCGCCCTTCTCCATGCACGCGACGAGGCGGCCGACGGTGGTGAATCCCGCGGCGATGAGCTTGCCCTTGTGCTTCTCGGGCATGTCGAGCTCGTTGACCGAGGCCTGGAGGTGCTCGTCGACGCCGTCGCCCTTGCTGGGGTCGGGCGCCTCGGGCTTGGTCTTTCCCGGACGGCCGACAGGCCGCGTGTCGGTCGGCGGTTCGGGCTCGCGATGGAAGAGGTCCTTCTCCGTGGGCTTCTTCACTAGCGCACGATCGTCGACCTCCTCCGCAAACTCGAACTTGCCCTGGATGGCCTCGCTGATGATCTTCTCGAGCTGGTCCGCCAGGGTCTTGATCCGGTCACGCTCGAAGTCGATCGAGCGGAGCGTCACGACGTAGTCGCGGGAGACGCGGAGATGATCGGCGGACGACCCGGCGCCGAGCTCGTCCAGTTGGTTCTCCAGGTCCTTGCGCGTCGCGACCAGTTCGGCTTCGCGTGACTTCGCGGCCGCCCGGGCGTTGGCCACGCTGATCAGGGCCCGCCAGGACTTCTCGTTGCACACCATCGGCGTTGCAGACATCGTCAGGCTCCACGCGGCACTCGGCCGCACGCTTCGGGAAGGCCGCGGCACCGGCCGCGGCGGAGAGATCACCCACGCCCGCGGTTGAGCAGGCGGTGGAGGAGGTCGGAGGGGGGCATGTCGTCGATGTCGGCGACGGACACCACACGAGCCTTGAGGGGGCCGATGGAGTTCGTGTACTTCGCCGTCAGCGCGTCGAAGTCGTCTTCGGTGCAGACCAAGCGGAGCTTGGCGATGAGGCGTTCCGCGGCGGCCGGCCAGAGATCACGCTCGGCGGCCTCGAGCAGCGTGTATCCGTCGGTGATCGCTCGGGCGATGTAGGCACGGCGATCCGACCGGAGCTTCTTCCGGCGTTGGAGGTTGTCGCAGTTGGCGATCGCCGTTCGGATTCGATCGAGCCCGTGCGTCGCCAGGCGACGAACGTCGCTGTCGGAGTACCCCTCCGACTGGAGCAGACGGGCCGCATCGTCGATTTCGTGGCTCTGAATGGCCACGCGACAGCTGCTGCTGCTTCTAATTCCTGGATCTAAATGGGGTCCAGCCTGGCGGACGGGTGAGTCCACTGTGGCGGACGGGTACCCGTCCACGCTGGCGGACGGGTGGGGGGGTGCTGTCCGCTGTGGCGGACGGGTGGGGCGTGGAGCCGGGGAATCCGGCGGCAGAGCGGAAGGCGACACGCCCCCCGGTGCCACGAGCTGATACGTCGTCGTCGTCGTGCCCCCGCCGGTGACCCGGCGCACCACGTGCCCCGCGGAGACCAACTCCGCGATGGCCTGGTAGACCGCGGACCGGGAGAGCCCGGACTCGCGCTCAAGGGTGGGGATGCTGGGCCAGCACGCCAGGGCCGGATGCCCATTGGCGTAGCGGGCGAGCGTCACAAGAACCTTCGCGGCCGAGGGCGACATGCGCGCCCAAGCCCCGGATTCGATCCAGGAATGCCACAGCTTGAACCACCGCCCCAACGCCGAAGGCGTGACGGTCACCTCGACCGGTTGATCGGTGGTGATCACGGTCGTGTGCGCTGGCGCGACGGCCGGCTCTGGCACCGTGAACCTCGGGGTGGCGTTGGCGGAGGCTGGGGTCATCGGAAATACCGCCCGCGAGCGACGAGCCCGCGGACGGACGTGGGGGAAAAGTCGCTCAGAACGGGATGTCGGCGTCGTTGATGACTTCAGGCGGGGCTTGCCGCGTCGACGCGGAGGTCATGACCTCGCCGGTCTTCACGTCGATCACGTCACCGGAAGGCGCGGGCGGCGGCGCCGCTGCGGGAGCCAGTGAATCGAGGAACGCCTTCATCGCCGGGAGCACCCCCGCCGGCACGGCGTCGAGCTCCACACCCCACGCGAGCGGGAGCGCGTCGGGCGCCGAGGCCTTTGCCCAGCGCAGGAAGTCCTCCCACGACTTGCCGTGCTCCTTGAGGTGCCCAAGAAAGCGGGACATCGCGGCCTGGGGGATGGGGCGCGTGTCGCTCGTGATGACGAGCTGGCTCGCGGCACCAAGGGCGGGACCGGCCGGCTGGAGCATCGGCCGATCGTCGATCATGAGACCTTCGCCTGACTTGCCGCCATTGGTCCAGACGCCGCGATAGAACCTCAGTCGCCTGCCGACCCAGTGGTCGGTGTTGCTGCAGGCCAGCACAACGCTGATCTTCTCCGCGCGGGTCTTGCGGAGCTGCATCGGCTTGTTGAACTCGTGGAAATACAGCAGCCACGAAGGCTCGGCGTCCTGCGTATCGAACCGCCCGCCCTTCTGGCCACGGACGTTCACCTGTTCGAGCAGGACTGTCTTGATCGTGCCTTCGTACATGCGGCCGGCTTCAAGATCGCCGAAGGACAGGTACTTCGAGGGGAACATCGATTTCAGTTCCGGCATGACAGCGTCTCCGGCCTTAGCGGCCTGGTGCGAGGTGGAGGTCGAACGTCGTGGCGACGCACGTGCCGCAGAGCGCGTCGTTCATCGCCGTGGTGCTGAACACCCGGTGGCAGCGGTGGCATGGGCGGAGCAGCTCCCGGAAGTCGCCGCCGGGTCCGAGCGCGACCAGCGGGAGCTCCTTCTCTGGACCGCCTGGGCCAGAGAACGACGACCCCGCCTCGCCGGCGTCCATGCGGGCGGGCGGGGTCCGAGAGACGCCGGCGTCCTGCCGGCGGGAGGAGAGTTCATGTGCGTTGGCGGCAGCGCAGAACTTGACCGCCTCGGCGTGGTCATGGAACAGCGCGACGATCAGGTGGTCGCCTTCGCCGCCGTCGATCGTCGTGTCGAGGATCTCGGTCTTGCCGTTGGCCGAGCCGTTCGAGCGGATCTTCGCGGTGATGTACCTCACGCGGCACCGCCAGTCGCCTTCGCGAGTGCCGCCGCGAGACCGCACCCCTCGAGGTGCCCGTTGATCTCCGGACCCCCGCACCACGGGCAGCAGCTGCACTCGACGCCGTCGATGTCCCGCTCGGTGCCGCCCCACTCGACGTCGCAAAGCGCCCTGTACAGGGCGGGAGCCGCGTGCATCAACCGGCAGTTGGACTTCCGCTCCTGCGGGCTGACGTTGTCGGGCCCGATCGTCCCCGGGCCGAAGGCGATCTGGCCGCCAATGACGACGGAGCCGTCGTACTCCAGGCTCCAGTCGCCGCCGGTGGGGGGGACAGCCGCGAGTTCACGTTGGGGGGTGGGACGCTTCTGATCGACCTTCAT